AACCTTGAACTAAAATCTTTCTTTAATTGAGAGGCAACATCTGTCAAAATTATATTTGTTTGAAGCAAAGACTCTTGCATAGAGTCAATTTTTGGTGTAATACTTTCACTTATCTTTACTCCCTGTTTTGTAACTACTCTTCTCAAAATAGTTATTTTTTGTGTATTTGCAGCTACCTGACTATTCAAACCTCCACCTAATTTAAATGTGGTTTTGTTTATTTTAGGAGTAGTTACTGTATCAGGTTCCACGTTGTTGTGCCTTTAAATTTTCTTCTTCAATGTGTTGTTGAAGCATTGATAGATAGATCTCCCTCTCCCAAGGAATCATATTTTCTATCTCTGTCAATGAATATTTATGATGCTGAATCAGGGCAAAATTTATTTTATAGTATGACTCCAGATTCGTATGAGCCATACCTAACTGAAAAAAGCAGCTAAACCCTCCAAAATTACACTTGATTCAACACCTGTCTTTGGATTTTTTACTTTGACTGTATGTGTTAATTTGGGCATAGTCGTAAAAAAATTCTCAATCATTGTAAACTGTTTTGTATTAAGTTGTTCAATAAACTCTTCAAGTTCTTTTTGAGTTGACTCGGATGCATCCCAACTCTCCTCATCATTGTATATAGTATCAATACAAGAAGTTATCATTGTTAAAGTTGATTTAATATCATTCGCACTTTGACCAATTTCAAAATTATTTTCAATAAAGGAGTCCATTGATGGATATTTTAATTTAAGAGATAAATTGTCATCTAATTTAATAACTTTTTTATGTTTTTTATCCTTTTTAATTTTTATTAAATCAATATCAATTGTAGTTTGAACACTTGTCTCATTATCATCGGGACATTTTATATTCACCTCAACACTCTCACCAACAGACTTTGCTCTCACATTCAAAAATAAATATTCAATATCAAATGTAGCAAGTGACTGAATCTTGATGCCCTCTGAGAGAATACATGAATTTAATATGTCAATTACAGCATCACTTATTTGTTTAGAGTCTTCAGATTCTAATGCCATTATGAGAATTTTTTCTTCTCTTACAAGAAAAGGTCTGTATTTTAATTTTTTATTGTTTGAAGGTAATACTAACTCATAGGTTGGAGTATTAATTTTTGGTAAAGGCATGATAAACTATCAATTCAGTAAAATTATTTATAGAGGTTTTCTAACCGTTTACTATATAGCGGTCAAAGTTGAATGAAACAGACACTTTTAATATATCAGCAGCTCCATATGCGACGGGTATAGGATTAATAGCTTTTGGAAAAACGTTTACAAATCTATATCTAAGTGTTCTTTTATAATTCTTTTCAAATTTATTAATAAACATGTTATTACACTTGTATGAATCTGGATATTTCATTCTTCTATAATATGCTTGATCATCTTGTCTCGTAAAATTATTTGCTCCACTAGATATGTATTCCATCCACCCTTCAAATATTTTAAGAAGAGTATAATCTTCATCAATATAGAAAGAAAAATCAATATCAGTATAAAATCTTGTATGAGCAAATTGTTGAGGAACTCCCATAAAGTTATCTTTTACCTCTGCGGTTGCTAAAGTAGAAGTGGGCAGTGACGCATCACTACATAAAATTCCAACTTTTCTAGATAAAAATTCTTTTATATTTCTTATCTTAGTATATCTTGCCAAATATGCTTCAACACTTGGAGTGAGAGTTGAAAAAGTTACTAAAAAATGATTATTTTGTGCTAATGGACCAATAAGTCGATTTGCAATTGACTGATTATACGGTCTTATTGTTGTCTCTGCCACTCTAAATAAGTATGATTGTTATTATTATTTATGTCATATAAAGGAAAATATTATCCTTCCTACCCTAAAAAGTATAAAGGTGATCCTACTAACATAATTTACAGGTCACTTTGGGAGAGAAAATTTATGGTTTATTGTGATAAAAATGATAAAATACTTGAGTGGGGGAGTGAAGAAATAGCATTACCGTACCGTTCTCCTGTTGATAATAAGATTCATAGATATTTTCCTGACTTTTATATTAAAGTTCAAGAGAACACTGGTCGTATTAAAAGATACTTAATAGAAGTAAAACCACATAAACAAACACAAAAACCAAAAAAACCCAAAAGACAGACCAAGAATTATTTAAGAGAAGTCTATGAGTACGCTAAGAACCAAGCAAAATGGAAAGCAGCAACAGAATTCTGTGAAGACCGTTTATGGGAATTTAAAGTGATGACTGAAAACGAATTAGGAATCAAATGAGTCGTATCTCCCCACTAGTAGATGATATTGTCGGAACTGAAGACGCCGATGATCTTATGATTGAAATCATGGATGTATTAGGTGATAGCATAACATCAACTCCTGAAGTTGGCAAGATATATGTATTTGTATATCAACCAAAAACACCTGGTCGATATGATCAAAATCCATTAGTGGCAGTGACGAATATATTTGATTGGGGTTTTAAGGGAATCAATTTTCACTGGGGTCAATCACGTTCATATACCTTTCAAGAAGTGGTTGGTCAACTATATCAGGTTACAAATGAAGAGTTACAAGACCTAAATACTATACCATTTGCTAAATTCCGTATAAATAACTAAAAAGATATCATGGCAATATTCACAATAGCAGCAGGAACACTACTAGTAGGTGGTACACTTGCTGCGGTTTCATATTATAATAGTAATGCCGATGAAGAATTTGATGCAAAAGTAGGTAATGATAGAAGAATTAATAAAGATAAGTTACTCAATACAGATAATGATAATAATGCAGACGTTGGTAGTGGTTCAACTTATGAATCTACTGGTATAACATATGATGTTGCATCTGGTAGAGCCATAAATCCTGAAACAGGTAATTTTTTACTTGATGAAGAGAATGGTAATATTGAAAAAGGTAAAATTCTTACACCAGCAGAATCAAAAAGTAACAAACAAACCGCAAGTTCTATAAAAGAGAAGACAGAACAATCTAAATTAAACAGGTTAAAAAGATATTCACAAAGAAAACAAGGTGGAGTTTTAAGATATCCACTAGAGGCAATGACAGAACACACTGATTATCTTCAAATTGATATTGAAAAATATGTACCTATAAGTGATTATGCAACAGCACCTGGTGATTCAAGTAGATATGTAACGGGAAGTAGAATATCAAATCGTGCTGGTGGAGTTGGTAGAAACAGATTATCAACAAAACCTCTTATTAATGATGGAACGATACTACTACCAATACCAGCTAATTTACAAGACACAAACAATGTTAGATATGATAGTTCAGAATTGAACGGACTCGCAGCAGCTGGCATAGCAGCAGCTGAAGATGTAATGAAAATAGATGTCACTAAAGGTTTAGGTAATGCAGTGGGTCAACTTGAGGATGTTTATGATAAATTTAAGGAAAAAACAGTTGAGGGAGCGGGAAGCACTGCAGCGGCAACTGATGCTATCACTAAATTTTTAGCAGCAAAAGCAGTTAATATTTTTGGAGTAAACGTCACAACAAATCAATTATTAGCAAGAGGAAATGGTGAGATACTAAATCCTAACATGGAGTTATTATTTGGAGGTCCCACTCTTCGTAACTTTAGATTCTCATTCAAATTAACACCTAGAAATCAACGAGAATCAGAGCAACTTAGACTTATCATTCGTGCTTTTAAAAGAAATATGGCACCACAGGCTCAGGGTGGAACATTAAAATCTGGTAATTGGTTTCTTAAAACTCCAAATGTATTTAAATTAAGATATCGTACAGGAACAAAAAATCATCCTTTTTTAAACAAATTTAAACAGTGTTTTTTAACTGATGTGCAAACAACATATACTGGTGAGGGAATATATTCCACCTATGATGATGGTACACCAGTGTCAATGATTCTTGATTTATCATTCAAAGAAATACAACCAATTTATGATATTGATTATGACTCTAGACCAGGAACGGAGGCTGTAGGATACTAATGGGATATTTTAGAGAATTACCAAATTTAAGATACCCTTCTTTTTTACCAGATAAAACTTCATCTTTAAATTTTGTTGAAGTAAAAAATATATTTCGTCGTACAAAAATACGAGATGACCTTCAAAATAATTTTACAGTTTTTGATAAGTATGAAATACCTCACGGAGCAAGACCAGATACAGTCGCAGAGTCGTTGTATGGTAATGCAGAATTTGACTGGGTTGTTCTAACTACAGCAGGTATAATAAATGTAAGAAACGAATGGCCTTTGAACGATAGGGATTTATACAATTACTCACTTAATAAGTATGGTGATGCCTTAAATTCAACAAGATTTTTTGAAACTACTGAGGTAAAAGATTCGAGTGGAAGATTAATCCTATCAAAAGGTAAAGTTGTTGATAGTAATTTTACCATACCAAAACCAGGCACACCAACAGCAACTTTAAATCCTGTCATTGGAATAAGTAATTTTGAATATGAAACTCGATTAAATGATGAAAAAAGAAATATTTTTATATTAAGAGAAGAATATTTACAAGAATTTATTAATGACATAAGGGAGATTATGACATATGATCAATCATCCGAGTTTATAGACAATAGAACAATACAAACAGAGAATACTAATATCACGTTGCCATAAAAAAAGGAGGTCGTTTGACCTCCTGTATAATTATTCTTCTGCGAGTTTCGCAAAGTACGATAATGCAT